GGGCTTGCAATGGTATAAAGAGGCACAGGACTGGTGCAAGGAAACCGCAAACGATTTCGCGCTTGATCCTTACAAGGTTGCAGGGGTGCTTTCGGCACTTTCACCGAACAACAAATGGACAAGAAATAAACAGGACGCATGGAGCGTGTGCAACGCGAACCATTACAGCGAACCTATTGAAAGCGTAAAATGTTGCACTTACAATGCGAACAAGCGCAAAGCATTTGCGATTCTCGCCGATCAAGTCTCACTTTCAGAGAAGTCGCCAAAGACGCACAGCTTCGCGATGAATGTCGGCTTGCTTTCTCCTGATCATGTCACGGCGGACAAGTGGCACATTCGCGCTTGCCTTGCTCGACCAGATCAAGGCGTAATCGATACCGCCGAAAGTTGCACGGCGGCGCAATACAGAAGAATTGAATCGATCACAGTCAAATTGGCTCGCGCTTACGAGTTGAAAGGATACGAGGCGCAAGCGATTATTTGGGTAACAATTAAGGACACTTGGAACAGGTAGAAGCATACCCTAGTCAGTAATTCTGGCTAGGGTTTCTCTATGCTCTCCGCTATCATCAAAAGATCAAAAGGGGGGCAACATAAAAGGGGGGACAATTTATTATGAAAACAAAAGAAAAACAAAAAACATACAACAAGATCACTACCGAGCATCTCGCACTAGAGAACTCGTTTGGAACAATATACGAAGACCCAGAGGTCAAACTCAACTGCACAGTTGGAATTAAAGACCATACATACGGGTGGTTCGAATACTACGACGAAAAGACTGGAGGCAACGAATGGCACGCCGAAGGCGGTCTCTGGTTCGAAAATAAAAAGGTCACGGACTACGACGGAGTCTTCTGTCTCACTCAAGGGGTCATTGAACTGCTGAAAGAAAATGGATTCGACACATCGGAGGTGGAAATATGAGAATAGACCTAGAGATAAAATCTGCCTTGCAATGGTTCAAGGACAACGATGTCCCTGCCTACGAAGACGATGGAAGCATCTATGTCCAAGCGGGAAGAGATGCTGACGTTCAAATATCCAAAGCAGAGATTTTCTACAGAGCCGACCTACAACAGCAGGGGGTGGACGTATGAAGGAAACAATACTCAGAGGAACAATCGCGCAGTTAGACAAAGAGGTGCAGGATGCGCTCGACCAGAGCGAACCGCACGACTACTACGAAAGACTGGAGCGAATAGAGGCATTGGTGCAGGAGTTAAAACCGCTTGCGAAGGACATAATGATCCTGTCAATGACCGCTTACAACACGGGCTACTCCGATGCCATGTCTGGAGACCCTTACAATTGTCCTTATACAACTAAGGACGAACGCTCTCTGGACTACTCTTTCGGCTTTCAAATGGGACTGGGGGAATACAACTCTTAACACGTATCGATTTATGAAAACAAATACAGAAAAAATAACTAGCGCGATGGACTTCGGTTCACCGCTTAATCAAGTAGTGATCCTGTCCGCAATTGAAAAATATTGCGAGCAGGTATCGAAGATAGAAGAGAAACCAGAGAATTGGACTAATGGATTAATCTCTTGGGAGGCTTGGAAGGTAGCATGCAAGGACGTAGAGAGGAGGATATTTGAATGAATGACGAAGTAGAGGTAGAATTAAAACTGCGAGACAGGGATTGCCTTGTCGTTGCAGAGGTCTACTGGGACTGGGAAAACGCTGAGTGCAGTAGTTACTACGGCAACGAGTGGGTCACAGAAAAATGGCGCACGATGAAGATCGACGACATCTACATCATGTCCGTTGATCTCATGACTGACTCGGGTGAATACAAATCCATACCGCACAACGCCCTCACGAAAGAGGACACGAACTTAATCAACTGCCATGTTGAAAGACAACTACTAGAAGAAAATGAGCTATAAACATAAACTAAAAGAAGAAGTTGATGATCTTACAAACGAGATCATGGACAAGATCAGAGACGTGCTATCGAAATACGAACAGCACTTTCCCGCATGGAACGACGATAGGTTGGACTACAATCTGGACGATCAGATTTACCACCTCGTGCATGACGAGATATTCTATACTCTGCACCCGCCAGAGCCTATGGAATACGTCTCGCCCGACGAACATCTCAGCACCGCTTACTGCGATGCAATCAAGAAGTATAACGACAACGAGAGAGGAGAGGAATGAAGGAAACAATACTAAGAGGAACAATCGCTAAGTTGAATGAAGAGGTGCAGGATGCCCTCAACCAAAGCGAACCGCACGATTACTACGAGAGACTGGAGCGAATAGAGGAACTGGTGAAGGAGTTGAAACCACTCGCTAAGGACATAATGATCCTGTCCATGACCGCTTACAATACGGGCTACTCGGACGGCATGTCTGGGGATGAATTTAAACCGCCTTACAAGCACAGTAGCGATCCAGACCGACACGCCGATTACTCATTCGGATATCAAATGGGATGCAAGGAATACGAATCATGAAAAGAGCAACTATTGGAGACGCGATACTGGACAATATCTGCATCATCGCGGACGGAAAACTCACTCACGATTGGAAGGAGGAAGACAGAGAAGTGCTTGATGACGAGAAACTTAGCATCGGCGGTCTGGACATTGAGAGGGACGGCAGAAGCTGTTGGTTCGATACATGCATTGACGATGTCTGGTATGACCTGTTCAGCGACAGGACGATCATTCACTTGGAGCTATGGGACGACCCAGACGCGAATGCAAATACCAAGCAGGACTTGACCGAACGAGACCTGTTTTTAGATCCAGAGTTTTATCTCTGGATGGAATACGAAAGCGAGGAGTCCCCGAAATATTCTATCAGAGTTGAAATCGGCAAGGACAAACCAAACTTAGAGAGAGTGGTCACAATGATCCACTTCAACGAAAACCAACAGGCAGTAAAATATGAATAGCAAAGACTTGAAGTATTACTTCGCTCAAATTCTTATTCGCATAGGCGAATACGAAACCTACACCACTTACTACTTCAGAACATCTGGGGGTATTGAGTCGGCAGAGAGAGAAGTAAAAGAGTTATACGATGTAGGCGGAGACGACGACGAAAGAGTCGCCGAGCTAGTAAGCGTCTGCGAAGTTTCACCAGAGGAATACGAAGTCCTCAGAAAATACACATAACAGAAAGGAACAAATGAAAACATACATATGCAAAGCATACGTTGGAGTGCTAGTTGAAGCTTCGGATGAATTCGAAGCGGAGCAACTGGCAGGACTAGAGATGGACATAGGAGACATCGACTGGGAGGCTGAAGAGGCTGACCCAGATCATGACTACTTCACTACACTACAAAACTACACAATATTAAAATGAGACAATACAACAAACAATACAATCCACCGATAGCTTTCGATGTGGATCAACCTGTATCGGGAGTGCGAAGATATACTGTCTACGCACGAAACGAGCAAGAGGCTATCGATAAAGTTAAGCACAACAACTTGACTGAACACGACGCACATTGGTTCGAAGAGTTAGATTCAAACGTATGCTTAATCAAAGTGATCGATGCCGACGAATCAGCAACATTGGAGGTGCAGAATGGGTAGATACTACAACGGAGATATAGAAGGTAAATTCTGGTTCGGACTGCAACCTTCCGATGCCGCCGACAGGTTCGGCTCTGAAGGAACTTGGACGAACTTGGACTACTACTTCGACGAGGACGAATTACCTACTGTCGAGGCGGAAATCAAGAAAATAGAAGATGCAATCGACGTTAAGAAGATTGATGACTTCTTTGATGAAAACAATAGTTACAACGACGGAAGTTTGCGGGATGCCAACATCACCGAAGCTGAACTCAGTCAATACGCCGACCTGTATCTTGGTAGGCAGATACGGGACTGCATAAAGAAAACAGGTGAATGCCAATTCACCGCAGAAGTATGAGCAATCCATACAATCAATGCCAAGCCTACACCTACTTCAGCGAAGTGGAGGCAAAACTTAGACTGCGCAAGCTCACAAAGAAACTCATGCAGAAGAACGGAGAATACACTGCTCTCACAACGGACGATTGCATGGCTACCTTCGCGGACGATGGCTTTCTGCTGGACTACCAGTGCCCCAGAAGCATGTCCCTGGAGGAATCCCTTAGCAGTCAAAAGCGGTTCACTATAGCCCTTGATGAAATATTCATAGGTCTAGGTCTGCAAACCCCGTCGGAGGACAAGATAACGTGAGCGCAATATGGGCGTGCGTGGACGTTCTGATACTGTATATTATACTCATGGTGCTACTTGAGAGGATGCAGTAAAATCAAAGGCTCTTTAGTTCTTGACAACCGAGAACTGAAGGGCTTTTTTTTTATTATGCAGGAACTAAACGTATATCCAGAAGGGGGGGCAAACTTTTTAGAGCCCGATGCAGTGGTGTCCGTGATCAAAGGGGACATCACTCAGGAAAAAATGGTGTCGCAGTTAGAAACTGGCGACGTTTACACAACTAAGATCAAGAGACAGATGCACAAGCGCACTGTCAAGCAGTGCATAGAAGAAATGATATCGAAGAGGGTTTCGATTACATATAAGTTCTTCCCTTGCACTTACTTAGTCATAACGCATCTCATGAAAGGAGAGATACTCAACTTCCCGATTGAGGAAGATTTGGATGTAGATGACATTCAATACATATTTAATTATGTATTGGACTGCATCCAAGAAGACGAGCTTTGATGCGAGGACAAAAGGGTCAGACGTATAAGGACTGGGTTGGGTCTGACTCCTGGAAAGAAGGGCAGGAAGCCGAGAAAAGTTTTGGAGATCTGGTCAGGAATAAATACCCAGACATAAGAAAGGCTACACTGCAGGAGCAATACAGGCACATTGATTGGGTCTGTAGTGCAGGGACAATAGATGTAAAAGGCAAGACTACGGACTTCATCTGGATTGAGTTCAAGAACAATACAGGGGGCAAAGGTTGGCTACACGGAGAGCAGGACTTCATTGCTTTTGAATTAGATGATAGCTTCATTGTCGTAAGGAGAGGGGACTTAAAAAATATTTGTGAAGAACTTTGTGACTTGGATAAAAGTGTTGCAAGTGCTTCGGACGCGCTCTACAAGGGCTACAGCAGAAGGAACAGATCTGACTTAATATCCATGATAAGGAAGGGTGACCTGCTAAAAATTAAGCACTCAATAATAAATAAAGATGTCGCACTTCTATAAATACAACAAGGGCAAACCCATATTCCTGCAGGACATAGCAACTGCAGCTCAAGCAAAAAAAGTAAGGGGGGCTTGGCCCTCGGTCACAACAGTTCTTGGGGTCATCTCCGATCCTTTCCTGGACAAGATATACAAGCCCAGAAAAATAACGGAGTTAGCCAGAGAGAATACAGGTATGCACTGGAAGGACATACTTGATCTTACCTACGGAACCAGAGAGCACCCCGAAACTGGGGAGGAGATAGCATCCTCGGAGTTCGGAACAGCGGTGCACAAGCGCATAGAGGACTACGTCCTTGAGGACATAGAAGATAAGTTGATCGAAAGGGTTACACCCTGGGATGACTGGGCGCTACCATTCATAAAATGGTATAAGGACAACGAGGTTCTACCTGTAGCCGTGGAACACATGCTGGGGCACGGGGCAGTAAAGATAATCGGTAGCGTGGACTTCATTGGGAAATACGGAGATACTGGTAAGGCATTCTTGGCGGACTACAAGTGCAGAGCGAACTGCAAGGGCAAGGGTAAGTTCTACGAAAAGGACTGCTACCAGCTTGCAATTGAAGCATGGATGCTCTCAAGGAGAGCAGGGTTGGACTACATACCAGATTGTATATCAGTTTGCATTGACTGCGAAACAAAGGAGCATTATCACAAGGTGTGGAAAGCGGACAAGGTTCAGGGCGGAATTGAAATCGCAAAGCTCTGCAGTAAACTGTATTGGAGAACTAGAATGCAATGAGTATAATCGCTTTAATAATGATTCTAAGGGTAAAAAAAATCAACCGATGCCTACTGGCATAAAGTAAGAAAGGAACTGCTTTGATAAAAGTAAAAGAGAGCGCCTATAAAAATATTATGGATCAAGGCATGTTTGCTGATGGAGCCGTAATATTTCACGGCATTGAAAACACAATAACTGGCGTGGACCAAAACGGACTTGCCATATATGACTACGAGGAAATGGTAAAAACCTTCATGGAGGATGGCATGTCGGACGAAGAAGCCATGGAGTGGATAGACTATAACGTAGTGGGCACAAACGCGGGACAAGGCTTCGTAATACATTATTCTTATGAGTGACTTAATATGTAATATACCCTCAAACAAAGTTTGGGTGCGCAAGGAATACTTGCACGATGGAGAAACTGGGCATGGCGAATACGTGGAGGGCGTATGGGTTACGGCAAAGAGTATACCAGGGAGAGCCTTTTACTTTGAGACTTATCTACCGAAATACGGAGCCCTGTTCGATAAGCTACCGATCTCTGCATTTGTATCCAGCCCAGAAGCACCAGACGAAGATCTGCCGTTGCATGATCTGCAGTTCTGGAACTGCATGGACTACGGGGTGACTTGCATATCAAAGCAGTTCATTGGTTCAATGGACTACGAAATATTTACGAGGTCGCACAAGACGTTGAAGGCAACCTACCTGTTCACCCTGGACAATTATCATACGCACAACGATGAAATTGATTACAGCACATCGGAGATACCAGCGGAGCATAAGTCTTTTAATTGCTTGGAGTTGGAGAACGGGCAGTTCTGCCTGTATCCCAACAATCGCATGCGGGTCTACGATAATTCTTTGACCCCGAATGAACCACTGCAACCTGACTTCAGCGTATCGACTGAGTTCTACCAGGTTGAGAACGGATACAAATACAGGCTCGGCGATACAGACGAATACTATTGGAAGAGCGAAAATTGAACGGCTACAAGATAAGGTTCCGAATGAATCAATACGAAATTAAATACATCAGGTATGACATGCCCAATGACTACGTCGGGACTGCGACAAAGTGGGCTAACGATCCAAAGTCAGCCCTGAAGCATATACTTAAAAAATCCCCAGATAAGAACGGGGTGTGCTCCTTCAAAAGAGGGGGTTCAGGAAAAATAATATCAACAGAGGAAATAAAATGAAAATGCACAGTTCTGGAAAAATGTCGCACTTCACTACAGGAGCCGTAAGAGATGCTATGGATGGCAAGGGGCTACCGAGTCACATGCCAACGTCTGCACTTAGAGCCGCATCCAGGAGATTTGAAGAAGGCGCAGAGAAATACGGGTCGGGGAACTGGGAGAAAGGTATACCGCTATCCAGATACATTGACAGTATATACAGGCATCTATGGGACTTCATGGAGGGCGACGAAGAAGAAGATCATCTGTCCGCAGTAATGTGGAACGCCATGTGCCTCTACGAGACAAAAGAAAAGATTGACGAGGAGTCCTTGCCTAGTAGTCTCAACGATATAGACGTATAGATTTGAAATACATATCACAGAACAAGCTAAAAGCTTGGAGAGAAAATCAAGCTCCAAAGAAGTGTCCCATCAGCCAAGCTGAGATGCATGACAATGTAGTTGATCATTGTCACTGCACTGGCGAAATACGCGGTGTATTGCACAGGCAGAGCAATGCATTCCTGGGGAAGGTCGAGAACGCATGGAAGCGCTACGCATGCAGAAGTGCAAATGTTTCATTGCCCGAAGCTTTACGCAGAATGGCTGATTACATTGAGTTCAGTTGCACAGGTTTATTGCATCCCGTGGGAGCCAACCAATTGCAGAAAAAATTCGAAAGAAAAAAAACTGAAGATCAGTTGAATATTTTACTTGACCTCGGTGTAGACGTTGCCAGCATTGATGCTAGTAACTCGGACAAGAGGTCCAAGTTATACAGAAAACAAATAACCAAAATAGGCTATGAGCCATAATATTAAACAAAAACTACAAGGGATTCAGTCATCCCTCAAAGCCCCCAAGGGGCAGACCAATAAGTTCGGAGGGTATAAATATCGCTCCTGTGAGGACATCCTAACTGCAGTAAAACCTTTACTCGCGGAGTGGAGTTGTTCAATATCAATCTCAGACGATATGGTTGAGGTAGGTTCTAGAGTATATGTAAAATCAATGGTGCATCTGTATGATTCAGATTCCGCTGACTTCATAACCTCTCAAGCCTTTGCCAGGGAAGCAGAGAACAAGAAGGGCATGGATGATGCCCAAATCACTGGCTCCGCCAGTTCATACGCAAGAAAATATGCGCTCAACGGATTGTTTGCTATTGACGATACAAAAGATCCAGACGCTACTAATAAGCACGAGAAGGTGACAGAACCATCTCCGTCCAATTCTAAAAACACAGAGGATTTATTCTAATTATGCCACAAATAAAATACGATAACACAAACACTGGAGCTGTATTCAAAAACGACTACAAAGAGTCGGACAAGCATCCAGACATGACGGGACCACTAAACGTAGAGGGTGTTGAATACAACATCGCCGCGTGGAGTAACGTAAGCGAGAAGAAGGGTAAATACCTGAAGATCAAGCTCACTAAAAAGGAGGACAAGGGTTCTTCCGAGTCAGACAGTTCAGACGAGCCGTTCTAGGACGACTTGTTTCATGCTACGAGAGGAGGGGCGAAAGCTCCTCCTCTTTTTTAGCTCTAATAACAAAATATGATACCACAAAATACAGAAGCAGAGAGACACCTACTGTCCAGTTTTGTAAACGAACAAGGGACAGCGAAGTTCGACGAAGTCGCCAGTATACTGGACGAATCGGACTTCTATGATTTAAGTAATCAAACAATTTTCAAGTGCATGAAAAGCATTGCACTTTCGGGCGCGGACATTGATGAAATATCTTTATCCGAGGAACTAAAAAGAGTTGGCTTGCTTGATAAAGCAGGCGGAATTGCTGGAGTTCTTGGTAGCACGAATCACCTGGGCATGGTTCAGCACAAGTTCTGCGCGGAGACCATCAAGGAGAAGTCCAACCTCCGTGCAATGATAAGGAAGTTCAAGTCCAGTGTAGAGAACATGGAGGACGAATCCAAGACGAGCTCAGAGGTTTCAGCTGAAGTCGAGTCCATGCTACTCAGCATGAACGATATGTCCGAACGCGACAAGGACGTTAAGCTTGCTTTGAAGGAGGTTCAAGATGAATTCAAGAGCATGCTCAACGGGACATACGAACCCGATGTAATCAAGACGCACATTAGTCATCTGGATGACAAGCTAAGTGACGGAGGACTGGGCATGGGCGAAGTATGCGTCATCGCGGCTCCTACATCCTGCGGAAAGTCCCAGTTGGCTCTGAACATGGCTTGTAGGTGCTTTGACAGGCAGGGCATACCTGGACTCGTATTCTCGTTCGAAATGCCCAAGAAGCAAGTTCTGAAGCGTTTAATACACGCTATGTCTGGGGTGAACCCCAGGCGCATAAGGGACAACGTGATAACTCATGACGAGCAGAAGAGGCTCTGGGACTGCACCAAGAAGGTAGAGGACATGAAGCTCTTCACCAGTCACAGCGTAAGAGACATTGATGACCTTGTCATACAAGCCAGAGCGATGACAAGGAAGCACGGAATAAAACTTATTGTTGTGGATTACCTGCAGTTAGTCCCTTGGGACCCGAAGAAGTTCGGGAAGACGGATGCCATCTCCGACATATCGCACAAGATCAAACAGATGGCAATAGAGCTCAATGTAGCTGTAATATTGCTCTCCCAAGTGAACCGAGAAGGCGCTCGTTCGGAGGGTGGGCTTGAAGTTTATCATCTACGCGATTCTGGGGACATTGAGAACGACGCTGACGTCATAATTATGATGTATCCAGAGGAGATGGACATGAACAAGGCAACAAAGATAGATGAAAAAGGAAGTTATAAAAATATGATTTACAAGATCGGAAAGAACAGGGAGGGTGAAAGAGACCTCATGGGGGCATTTAAATTCTACAATCAGCACGGGAGGTTCTACTGATGGATATAAGATCAATACACAGTTGCATCAAATACTTTGAGACTACACTTGGTAAGGCTCCAAGGATGGTCAAGGAGGACGACGAGGACATCTACTGCGGACCCGTATTGACAGACTTCGCCAAGGAGCTGGTCGATAAGGTAGAAAAAAGAAAAAAAGATGCCGATAAAGTCTTGACTCAAAAAAATACTTCTGTAAAAAAGAAGAACAGGTAAGTCCTAATCGGTAACGAAGGACGGGTTAGTTTCTTAGCCTTGTTTAATCCTGGACCCCTCTTGTCATCTGTCATGCAAGGGGGGTTTTTTTATCTAGAGGCCCTGAGAATGTCATTCACCCCTACGCTGATAATTCCTTTTCTCTTGTATTGATGAACCAGCTTTGGATCCGTGTGATGACCCATTTCGATAATCAATGCTGCCCTGTCGGCTGCATTTAAATTAAGGAGAAGCAGATCCAACTTCGTCCTGTCGCGACGGACATTGTCTTTTCTCCTGTTGAACTCAGCAAAAAACTTTTCGGCAAGCACTCTATCTGAACGATCAGGGCTTTTACTCATCCTCTTTATGTAGGACTTGGATTCTTGTTCGGTCTTTCCTGCGATCCTTTGATCGTATTTTTCTTGAGTGGACTCAACTACGCCCTTGGCGAACGGCTTGAATGGCATACCTTTTGCGATTCTGAATATATCAGCGCTTCGCACATTGCCCCTCTTGAGGACTTCTATTTTTTCATCAACACTGTAGCCAAGGGAGTCCAGTCTGCTGTAGGCTTCTTCGATTCTATCAAAAGCTTTTTCAGCACTCTCTATTGATTTATTGTAGGATCTGTTTATATCGTCCTCTGAAATTTTATTTTCAAGGAACTTATACTTGTAGTCCGTTGTGTAGTTACCTCTTGCGTCCGAGTAGCGCTCAGAGAAATCCTGCACTCTTCGTATAGCCATTTGATTGAAGTCAATCTTTGTGAGCCTTGCTCCAGCTTGACGCATAAGAACTTCACCAAAAGTGTAATCCCCTTGCCCCTGGATGGCATCCGCGAACTTCAAGCCCTCTCTCATTACGCCTGGTTCAAAGGTTTTTCCTATAGCGTATGAAAGCCTTTCCTTCATGGACTCATACCCCTCTGCCGTGCTTATCTTTTCGCCATAGATATCTCTATTGTCAATGGCTCGCATTACGTTTTGATTAACGAACGTGCCTTCACCCATGAGCTCCTCTGCAATTAATCCAGACAGGGTCTTGGTTGTTTCGTATTGATTCTCAGTTCCACCAACAACCGAATCATACAGAGCGCTCATGAACTGCGTGACTGTAGCGTGCGGGAAAAGATAACTGGTCATAGCAAATGTTCCCTTCTTCGTTTCCTTATCAAGGGTAGCAGCGAAGTCCTTGTCGCGCATGTAGCTGAAACCAAAAAAGGCAAAGTCATCTTTTTCTTTGGATCCTTCCAGCGGGTCTCCAGCTGCACCATCAAAAACGAACTTAAAAGTGGGAGCCATGAGCGATCCCGCCCCAGCGGACACTGCTAAAGCAGCCCCCAGAGCGCCATATCTTTTGGCTCCTTCAGCGCGAAGCGCATTTAAAACTTTATTCGCACCCTCCTGGGGTAACTCCAGGTCAAAATCCTTCAAGAAGCTTTCTCCGCGAGTCATCTTCCCAGCGAACCTGACTTGATTCACTGTGTTCCTGAAGAACTCCAATGTAAATGTAACGAATGGAGGAAGTATACCCCTTCTTGATAAATACTTGCCCAGTCTTGATGTTCTCTGGTAGTTCTGGTAAGTATCGTTGGTTATAGTAGCTGCAATTCTTTTGATTGCTTGGGTCGCTTCTTCAGCGTTAGCACCGAAGCTAACTCCTTTTTTCTGAAGACCTTTTAAGAAATCTTGATTCGATTTCCATATCGTGTATCTAGTTGCGCTGTCCGTTACGTTATAAACCTTACCCATTGTTTGGGTAAGACGACTGAGCGTTCCTCCGACCTGCCCATTCTTCAAAGCAGCAGCAACTTCACTGGCAGCTATACTGGCATTTCCTATGCCGTATTCATACATTTCATTTAAATCCGCTATGAGCTTCTGTCTTGATTCAGCGGTTGCAAGTTTAGTTGCCTTTTTTATATCCCCGACTTCGGCTGAAGCCAATGCAAATCCCTTGGCGTAATCGAACCTTCCATCCGATCTACGAAATATATTTACACCATTGCCGAGGGCAGCCATTACTCCACCAATGCCATTAACCATGTAGGAGGCTGGGTTGTAAATAACTTTTGCAGCTTTCGAGTAGGCTACAAGAGATCCTCCAACCTTGTTTACGAACCCTGCAGTGCCCTCAACCATTTGCTCGGTGAACTCAGCTTCGTATAGCTTGCTTATAGCGTGCGCCGTTTCAGCTGGAACATACATCTGCCTTCCGTCTGCATCAATACCCGCCATCCCAGGAAGGTTGAACTCCGTGTATCCAGGCTCCTTTGTGTATCTTACCTGATTAGTGCTCTGCACTGCTCTAAGGACAGAAAGATTTGATTCTATCTTTGCCTGATGACGTATACTGTCTCTTATTCTGTATTTGGATTGAAAGCCTGCTCTCTGAACACCAGCGGTTACCTCTCCCAGGAATCTTCGTTCTGCTGGTCCAGGCATGTGATCTTTGATTTTTATTTCGAATCTACCAGGTAGAGTAGCGATCAGAGCTTTTTGATTCAGTCTACTGTCCTTAGCGAACATGCTTTCCAGGTGCTTGAAGTGCGAGTCCACCTCCGCATTTATCTTTTCTTCGATCTTCGGATCACTTATGTCCTGACCTTGCTCTTTTCTTTTTCTTGTAACAGAAGCAGTAACTTCTTCTATTGCTGCAGCTCTTCTTTTTGCATTGTCGGACCATTTTTTATCAACGAACGCCTTGTAAACAGAAGTGTCATACATCCTATGACCACGATCTATCTCCTGCTGCATTCGATCCATGATTACTTCTCTGGACTCTTTTGGAAGCAAGCTTAGTTCGTCGTTCTCTTCAAATAACTTATAAAGCCGCTTTATTGCGGTCATTTCAATGTTTCGACTTTCATGCAAGTCCCCAGCAATTGCATCCTTGGCTAACCTTTCGGTCATCTCTCCACCGTTCATGAAGTCAGTTATGTCATCGCGCAATGCTTCATTTCTTAGAGTAGCTTGAGTTATAGAAGCCTCAAGTTTTGTACTGAGGGACTCTGCTCTTTGCATTTCATTCTGGAACTTGTAGTAACCCTCTCTTGAACCTGCACCAACTCTTTTTGCTGGAGCAATATAATTCATTGCCTTCTTGAAGGTTGATCTAAATGGAGCAAGAATGCCTTTTTCTCCAGACGCAATGTCATTGGCTATGAACTCTCTTTGGAGCCTGTCCTTGGTCTTTAGGATTTGCCTTTGGGTAGCCTCCTTGCCCAAGACGGGCTCAAGAATTTCAGAAACTGTTTTATTGTCCAGTCTGTCCGTTGCTATTAACTCATCTATTTCATCTGCCCTCTTTCCTGCCAGGGCATGCGCCGTGCTGAAGTATTTCGCATCAACCCTTCCAAGGATGTTACCAAGACCTCCACCAGTTGCTCCAGCAATAGCAATGTCCTCTACCTTTACCTCTCCTGTATCAAGATAATCGCCAAGGGTTCTTTCTCCTGCAGCAAGACCAGCACCCCTTATGGTTGCATCTCTTACTGGATTGACACCCCTGTTCTTAAAAGAAAACGAATTAGCAACGCCTGCAGCCAGGACTCTTCCCAGTTCTATATCGGTTGGGTCATCCTTGGTCATGAGTCCACGGACCCCCTTTTTGTCCTCAAAAGCTGTTTGAGCTGTTAAACTACCAACAGCGCCAGATATAAATCTAACAGCGGGTCTAAACAGAGACAATCTGCCCTTCAATAGACTAGCGGCTATTTCTCCCCCTACGCCAGCAACTACTTCCGTGCCTGCGGATTGCGCAACCTGCGGCCCAGTAAGGGGAAGTCTTTCTTCCTCTTCCTCCTCCTTGATTTCTTCAGGATCCATTATAGCGGTTCAGGTGTTCCTACGCCAGCAACTCCTGAAATGGGATCACCGTATCTATCAAACATGGGCTTTTGGATAGCAATTTCATACATATAGGTTCTGTATAGATCGTCTTTCTCCTGTTTAGTGTATCGTCTTCCAGTATCTGGATTCACTTCAGGGAGCCTAGATATAATGTCATTAACAACTTGCTGATTGTATTCGAACTTAGTTGGGTCGTCTTTTTCTGCGGTCCTAAGAGCATCTAACTCAAGTTGCTTTTGCTCGACGACGTTGCCAAGCAATCCAGCCTTGGACTGCTCCCTCATTGCAGGATCAGGATATGCCTTGCGTCTTTGTGCGTCGGTCAATCCGTCTTTACCTACAGAAGCCTGACCTCTTCGGACTTCATTGAAGTCTGGCTTGGCGGCAAGTCTAGCTTCACGATCCCTGGATGCTTGCTCAAAAGATCCACCTCCTGCTTGGCTAGGTGCTGCTCGGGAACTTGATCTGTCCTGCAAGAATGCATCACGGCTGTATCCAGTCTCGGGGTCAAACGTAGTGCCCATGCTTTGAGCCATTGCCTGACCTTGAGCTATTTCTTGCTCCGTAAGCGGACCCTGCTCTAGCCTTTTAAGGAAATTTGCTTGAGGGCTGTTCTCCTGTGCGGACTGCGGTATCGCACCGCGAGAAGCTATACTCTGGATGGCTCTTTGTTGAGCTGCCCTTTCTTCTTGCTTGCGCTGTCCTTCCATTGCATTGAACCTAGCTGCTGTGTTCGCATCCCCGTAAGCTACATTGCCTTCAGTATCAATGAAAGGTTTCAGTCCTGGTGCTCGCTCTCCAGATATAAAGGGGTTGCCCTGCTCTGCTTGCTGGGCTTCTAGTCGATTCAAATCCTCCATGGATATCTCTTGCGTCTGAGTAGCCATTGGGTTTTCAGCCGTTGGAGCCCTTACTATGCCCATTGTCCCTGGGTCTCCGCCTTCCTCTAGTGGGGGAAGCGTGTATGCGCCCAGTGCTGTTCCTGGTGCAGCCATTTGCTCATCGGTGAATTGTTCACCTCTTGGAGCTAGTGCCTCTGCTGTGGTCTTAGGTGTTTCAAATGGAACTGGAGCCTGCTCGGGTATAGGAGCTTGGGCTACTGAAGCTGGAACTGTTGGAACTGTTGGAACTTCTGGAACTGTTGGAACTTCTGGAACTGTTGGAACTTCTGGAGCTGCTGGAGCTGCTGGAGCTACTGGGTCAGAAGGTAGATCCGCGGAGGGGTTTCTTTCGTATCCTAAAATACGTCCGTTTCTGGCTCTAATTGGCTTAAGGGGATTGAATCCCCTAGCAATAAGATCTTTTTCTTCGTCCGTCATTGCGCTTTGACCTGTGCCGCCTGAAGCCATTTCGTAACCCTCAGCTATTTTACCGCTGAAATCAAACTGATTATCCAAGGCGTTTCCAACGGTGTATCCCGCTGTAAACGCTGCGGCTTTAGGCATACCAAGAACCGTTGCACCCCTGCTCAAAATAGGAACTGCGGTCTTTGCTCCAACAATGGCAGGAATTCCCAAGCTTGCTGCTGTCCCAGCAGTAAGATTTTCGTCCGCAAACTTTTCAACGGCTCCACGCTTGTCTACTTCACCTAGCAAAGCATCTTGGTTTCTCTGAGTTCTTAACTCGTTGGATCTTTGCCTTCTATTATTCCTTCTATCAGTCATTATTGCATTATATCATATCAGTTGTGCTTGTGCAGTTCATAAATCCAACTACCGCGCATAGCAAGCCATCGTGGTTTTCGATGGTTTGGCGAGCCTTACGCCTCCCCAAAGCTTTCGCTCGGGGGAGGTTTCGTACGTCGCTCCAGCGGTTTGGCGCATTGTGTTATCGCTGCGGTTCTTTATCTGCAGCTTCTGCATGTTACCATGCAGTTCAGACTATCTCTTCATCTTTCGATGCAGGGCGCTCGTGGGCAAATTACCGTCCGTTCTGGACTCGTCACCTAGTCGTTGCACCTTCTCGGCATTCCTGCCTGAGCTTGGCTCAGGATTGTCCCATTGGGAGTTCCCCTGAATTCACCCTGTATTGCCCTTTTAGGCAGTTGGATTTATTAAACTGTCAAAGAAAATTAGTATATAAAGGCAAAGAACCAAACATCGCATTCCTCAACCTGTCTTTTTACACCGTCTGGTACATCTTTTGTGCCCTTGTATTGTTGTATTATTGAATGCGCATTGTCTCTTACCACTGGTTGGTATCCAGCCCACATCCATGCTACTATAGCAAGGTTCCACCTTTGATCGCATTCAGCTAATTTAACCAAGGAAGTGTCTTGATACCTTGCTAGGAATTCATCTATACCAGAGGATAATTGAGCCATGTCGGCGCTGGACGGAGTCCAAAAAAAACTTGGATCGGAGTCGCCTAAAATAAACCCACAAGTGTCTCCCCTACCATCATTTTCAAACGGCTTTGGGTTTCCGCAAAACATTCCCCTGGAGCCGTATAGATAGTAAGGAACTACATGAATGTGGAACCTGTATCTAGTGAATGCGCTTTTTAAATCCGAGTTAGCAAGCATGGTTCGAATACTTCCACCCTTGTGCTTGTAATAACCTCCCAGGTCTCCGAACCTCTTTGTCTTGTGCTTGTGATCTGGATTGGAGGTATCTATTGAATTCAATTTAGACGGATCGATATCATTCCATCGTATAATTCTTGTGCAATAATGCATATACTTTTTAACTTTACTCGTTCCATCATGCCCCAGGGCTTCAACCCCAGGAAAGTTCGCTGGATTATTTTGCACTGTTGATTTAATGGATGTAGTCATTCTTGGAAGACCATCCACGAAAGGGACAGGAGCAAGTTTATCCGCTTTGCTGTTGGGGAACCAATTAGCCATTTTAAGAACCTGTTACCGCCTTCATTTGAGATACATCCACTGTAACATTGTATAGTTTATCATTAATGGTAGCAATGAATTGTTTTGATCCAGGGCGCGTATTAATTCGGTTTGCATCTAAATCCGTTCCAACGTCTTGTCCAAATGAAAAGTTTCCTCCTATTAGTTGATTAACTCTTACAATAAAACTACTACCCTTTTTAGTAACATTAATAGTTCCGAGCATTTGATATCGCGTTTCCTTAGAGTCTGTTTGCCTTGCTACGTGACCTACTCCGAATTGATCTGGCTCATTGGATTTAATAATTCTTATATTCTTGTTGCCTATTAAACTGAATGTAAAATTTTGTTTACTCAATTCTACCTCAGCGTATACTTTTGCCATGCCGTCTTCAGTAAAAGGAACGCTAAAGTTTTTATCTGAAAATGAAATAACCTGTCCAAACATTTCTGCCTGTCCTCCGTTCACGGTTATTCGCAGGGTTCCAGATCTAACAAATTGTCCATCTGGATCATCATCTGAAACAAATTCTGTATCATTTCGAATACTTATAGCAAAGGGATGGGTGGTTTCAGTATTTGCATCTCCTCCTTCTTCTCCTATCGAAGAAAGGTCACTGCCTCCAGTGCTGTATGCAGGAGCATGTCCGTGAGGCGTCCCATGTATTTCGTAGTCCTGCAAAAAGTTATCAACGAGGGAACTCGTTTTAGGACCAACCCTGGATTTATATTTTTTTATTTCCATTATTGACTTATGCTACGGTAACGGTTGTTACTTCGTAATACTTAGTCCCGTCCAGAGCAGTTAAGATTAATCTAGAATCCTGACTAATTATTCCTGTTTCATTATAACCTGCCGATGAAGTTGCTCCCGACCCAATGCATGAAGAAGTTTCACTGGCATTTCCAAAGTCACTAACAATTCCATTGTCTACCAGTCTTGGGCTTTCAAATGAAGTATAATCAACTCTTCCAGATGATTCAGTTGTTAACAAATGACAACCGTTGTAGTTCTGTACTCTGGCGGTATTAGAAATGCTTTGATTAAATCCAGTTCTCGTTCTAGTATGATTTCCGCTTGGACTAACAAACTTAACGGTGTTGCCAGCTGAATTTCTTGAAGAGCTTTGAATAAAAGTTACTGAGCACGACACCTGACCTAAGTCATAAGCTGGAACAAACGTCCCAGGAGGAGACGTTGTCATTTCTACCTTGATGTTCACTGGAACCTGTTTCTGCCTAGGGGGGACTACCTCCACGACGGAAATTGTTCCAAAAATAACAGTTTTTTCTGTGCAGTTAACAGTTCCAACTACATCAACTTCTGCTACATCCTTGTATTCCTGAGTTATTCCCGTAACTGTGGTGCCTCCGTCGGAGGCGTTTTGCAGGGCGGTTTTTGTAAATGTAATGAACCCATTCTTTGATTCTTCTTTACTGGCAATGAGAACTCCTGCAGGAGTGCTTCCAAGAGTAGTTGCAGTTCCGTAAGAAACATGAGTAACTTGTTTTACATTACCGAACTCTCTGGGCCCTTGCTCAACAGTTTCGGATATCAGTCCAGTGGCAACAAACTTTTCAGTCACCTTCCTGAATGCATCCGTGTCATCTATCTCAAACGAAGCAAGCTGCAGGGTTTGTGCGGTCTCGGAGTTAATTTGATGAGATATTGCATCAGAAGCTGAACCGATTGTTTTTGAATACGCAGTGCCAGCTGCAGCAATTGATTCCCTCGTTACGGATCTAAGTCCATTGGGCTCTATGGATATTGTGTCGTCCTTTGTTTGGACAAAGGAAGAACTAAGAGTCTCGTAAACAAAAGTGACTAGGTATTCATTACCTTGCTGCTGCGAAGTCGCTTGAACCAAGCGCATATCGCTGTAGGTTTCTCCTGACCTTGCGCTAGCGCCATCCGTGCTGAACTCGGCGTTCTGAAGAGAGCCGTAGTCCGCAAATATTCTACCCTTGTTGTCGTTATACCAATCCTCTCTAGGATTGGTGCTCTGAAGATTGAATGTAAGTCTGAACCTACTGTTTTGCAGTTTCTCTACAGAAGGACTGCTAACAAGCCTGAGCCGACTAGTCCTGTGAGAAATTGACATTTAGCTTACTTTTTCTTGCTTTTTAGATACTTTCTGTAAGCGGCAGCATCCCTTCCTCTGAGTCTATTTTTTTGAGCTGTAGTCATTTTGTCAAACCTGGATCCAGCTGAACTTGCACCTCTGGGCGCTGCTTTCTTTACCGCCTTCTTTATTGCCTTTTTTGCTGCCTTTGGTGCTGGCTTTGGTGTTTTTACTCCGAACTTAATTGGAGCCTTCCCTGGCTTTGCTGGTGCTGGTTTTGGTGCTGGCTTTGCGGCTGCTGCCTTCTTTTTGCTTTTGCTACTAACTGCCTTTGCACCTGCGGCTACAGTTCCGACAGCAGCGCCTCCACCAATAACCTTGGCTCCTGTTTTTTGGACAGCTCCTTTACCGATAAAGCCTCGCCGACCAGGTCTTGTGTAAGAACCCCTTGCGGTTCTTTTTAATCCTGGTGTAACTGCGTATCCTACGCCCTCGGCGGTTTTCTTGGCTGCACCAATAACTTTTTTGCCAGCCTTTGTTTTGGCTGCCTTTTTTGCTCCTGACTTAGCAGCTTTTAGGGCAGCTTTACCGCCACGAATTAATAGTCCAATGTTCATACTTGATTATTTGTTTGTTGATTAAGGTTTCCCATTTCATATAGACCTGGGGTTGGATTCATTATACCAAAAGAATTTCGTAGCAATTCCTCTGTAGTTTTGTCCTTGTATTTCAGCATCTCCTTTGGAACTTCGTATACGCCGTCTACAAGCTCAGGGTCAGCCTTTGGAGCCTTCTGTATTCTTTTTGGTGCAGATTTAGAAGCATTTGCTATCGAAGAGGGGATCATTACTTTAATATTTTTCTAGTGAAGTAATCCTTAGCAATCTTACGAAGCGTCTTCTGATCAGGCAGCTGACCACCGTATTTCTTATCTACTACGTTTCCGAATACCTTGCTAACAGTGTTAACAACTTTCTTTGCAGCTGCTGCCTTCATTTTAGATTTTGCCTAGCAAAATACTGCCGAGCGGAGTCATTCATTCTCTCCAGAGGATTGCCTGGTTTAAGCACCTTTTGAGCTTCCCCTCTTCGTCTTTGTCCTGGGGATTTCATCATATTTTTTATCCCCTTGGCAGCCTTACCAGCCGCCTTCATCATCATTCCGTATGCCATAATTATTTATATTGTTGTAGTTATTGTTAGCACTTCCAACGCCTCAAGGCTAGTGCTTTTCTTGTTGGTCTTCCTTTTGAGTCCTTCATTGGACCTTTTACGCCAGACATTCTAGCACAAAAACTTCGTCTACGGGCTGCTCTTTTACCCTTCGGGCTTTTCTCGGTTACTGGAGCCTTTAGGTTCGCGCCTGTCTTGCGCTTGAAATAAGCGCGACCAGCAGCCGTCAACCCTCCTTTTTTACTTTTGTGCTCTTTACGCATTATTTAGGTTCGACTCGATAAGTACTTCTCAAAATATCTTAACTTAGCATCGTGCTGTAATATCAGTTTCATTTGGCTTTCAATTCTGAGTTGATGAATGTCTAGAATCTTTTTTTGTTCACGAATATCCTTAGATAATAGATAGAATGATAGAACTATTGCTGCGCATAGGACAATATTAATAACTATTCTACGAAT